GGATGACTTGACTATTGAGTTTAGACTTGGCGTCGACATTTCGTCGCGTAATCCCGTTAAGGCCTCAAGCGGTTCTCACGTTGAAGGCTGGACGCAACCACATGGTGATCCCAAAGACCCAAAATCGGCAGGGGCGGCAATTCTGAAGCGAGCTGGAGCCAAGGCTCCCGGTTCCGTGGGCGATCAGCGCGTGCGCCGAAAGCTCCAGCGCCTCGGGCGCTGGGTGAGAAAATGGCTACTAAAACATCTGGTACCACTCACCCCGGACGCGGACACGGGTTTCGAGACCTGGCTTGCTAACACGAATTACCCCGAATGGAGAAAAGAGGAACTGCGGAAGGTTTACTACGAACACGTTTCTATTAACCCGCGCTCAGGTAAAGAGGCGGAAGTCAAAACGTTCATGAAAGATGAATCGTATCCCGAATTCAAGCAGCAGCGGGCGATCAACGCTAGGGTTGACGCCATGAAATGCCGTTTGGGACCGATCTTTAAACTAATAGAATCTGTCGTTTATGAACGACCCGAGTTCATCAAGCATGTACCAGTGGCCAAGAGGGCTCAGTACATAATGGATTACGTCTACAGGGAAGGGGCCGAGTATGTCGCTACGGACTATACCTCTTTCGAAGCTCTATTCACTAGGCAGGTGATGGATAACTGCGAGTTTCTACTGTATGACTACATGACCCAATATTTGCCAGAACATGACCAATTTATGCAGACAGTAAGGGATGTTCTTGGCGGAACCAACAAATTGCTCGCAAACACCCTGCGGGCAAGCCTCGCCGCTACGAGAATGAGTGGAGAAATGTGTACCTCGTTGGGGAACGGGTTCTCAAATCTCATGTTCTTCTTGTTTCTGAGTGAGGAGGTTGGGTACAAAAATGTGCGTATTGTCGTTGAAGGGGATGATGGGTTGGCCACTGGAGAGGGCCGTCCACCTTCAATTGAAGACTTTGCATCGTTAGGGTTAACGATAAAGCTGGATCGACATCGTGATCTCTGCAGGGCTAGTTTCTGTGGACTGATCTTTGACGAGACAGATAAACTTGTCGTTACTGACCCATTGGAAGTATTGTCCGAATTTGGCTGGGTTAATGCTCAGTATTGCAGGGCAAGGAGTCACAAACGTTTGGCTCTACTCCGATGTAAAGCACTTTCGGCAGCGCACCAGTACCCTGGCGTCCCGATCATAGCGTCCCTGGCAGATTACGCATTGCGAATCACCCGGGGGCTGGACGTCCGCCGCTTGGCCGACTCAAAATTATTCAACCAGTGGGACCGCGACCAATTGTACGCGGCCATGAAGGATGAGGCGCGTATCAATCGCATTGAAGTCCCCTTCAACACACGGCTGCTTGTCGCAGAGCAGTACGGCATCCCCATAGATGCCCAGTTGAGTACTGAGGCCTACCTAGACTCTCTAGACAAACCAACCGTGCTAGTGCTTCCATGGCTGGACCCGATCGTACCTAAGGAATGGATTCAATATTACTACGGGTATGTAAGGCCAGTTGGCGTGGATAAGGCATGGTTCGAGCATCTTCCCTATGTTAATGATGCTAGGCAGCAGTTAGATAGACATCCTGCTGTTACCAGATGTGCGACGTACGCGTAGGCGAAGTCGCGGGACTGTGTACCCAAG